GATATTAGACGAATTTCCGGCAACGGCGTTGATATTAGACGAATTTCCGGCAACGGCGTTTATATTTTCCGAGTTCGCAACGACCGCGTCGATTTCGATTTCATTTCCGGCCACCGCATCGATGTTGGTCTTATTATCGTTCACGGCGTTGATGACGGGTAAATCGGTAGCGACTGAATTTATTACGACAGTATCGCCAGCGACGGTGTTGATGTTCTCCGAATTTCCAGCTACGGAATTTATCGCGACGGTATCACCGGCAACGATATCGATATTATCCTTGTTCTCGGCAACCTGCTCGATAAATCCTGCTGGTTCGGTAGCCAAATCATCGGACACAATCACAAACGACGGATTCTCGATAACATCGGTCGCTGTCTGCGCCGCCGTCTCGGCATCCTCTTTCGCCGCCACAGCTTCATTGCGCAACACCTCGAACAAATGCAAATACTGGTCAAGCACCGTCGGCTCGTAGTCCAAACTGGTCGGGGCAAGGCTTCGCTCTATCAACACGGGAACGTAAAAACTTTGCCACAACTTCGTCTCGGTCACAACCCGAACCGCGATAAACGCCTTTCCGGTCAACGCGGTGACATCGGAACCGATATCCCACGACGCGGTGATTTCTGTGGTCGTCGATTCCACGGTCAGCAAATCAATGTCGCCTGTCCCGTCGGGTCGTCGGTACAACACTTGCGCGGTACCCGTGGTCAGGTCGACATCATTGTAGGTGCGCGGAAAGTGGAAACGCACCGTATCGATTGCGTCGCCGTTTATTATCAGTCTACGGATCCCGTCGGTGTCTATCTGCTTGTCTACAACTTGCACATCGATTGCCATATCTTCCCCTCTCGGACTATCTCCGATAAGCCATGATACCATGGCCACCTATTTTTTGCAAACACTTATGCGACATGTGTCAATCTCTCCGTGTCCCAACCAACGCACGCCGGGTCCCCGTCAATACTCGTCGCGCTCGGAATACCAGATGTCCCCACCGTCGCCCTCGGTCACTTCCTCCGGTACTTTCTCCGTGTACGTCTCGGGTGGGACCAGTGTCAATTCGGATACCTGCCCGACCTCGGCGTCGATGGTCATCTTAACCGCCGATATCAGCATCGGCGTGTCGGAGTCGATGAACACCGATGGAATCTTTACCGTCACAATCTGCCCTTTGTCCCAAAGCACGCGCCCGGTGTGCCAACCGATTACCGAAATGTTCAGCGCGAACGACGACGCAAGGGCAAGACCGCGCTCCTGTATCGCCGCCTGTTCGATGTTGTCGATGACACTTTCGCCACCGAGTTTTACAAAAGGCCGGAAAGCCTGAACATGGGGGTCGGAGGCAGTACCTTCCATGTCAGGCAATCCGACCGCCTGCGATAAAATAGTATACTTCGAAAACCGCTTCGCACCATTGTAGCTGGCTGAAAAACTTATGATGCTGTCCTGTCCCTCGGTGATACTTGCCACGGGTTCGCCACCGACTTGTGGTGTCAGTATTACCAGACGTCCCGTTTCGTCGTCGGTAATGAGTCTGTGGTTTGCATCGGCTACCTGTTGCAAAAAGCTGAAAAATGTTTTCCCAGGTTCGGCGATAATCTCATCCGATGGATAGGCGTCATCCCCGTCGAGAACAACGTCGATTGAAAACGGTCGGCAGAACTCGGTGGCAAGCTGTTGCAAGGACAAGCCCCACCACTGGTCGCCGTCGCTACCGATATGGCAATCGACCAAGACACCGGGGATGGAACGCCCTTGCACGGTGATTTCACGGCTCATCGCGTTGACGCTCGGCTCGATGAGTTCCATGGTTCCCGTCAGCACCAATTCGCGCCCGATGTACACCTGTACGCGCTCATATGAGAACGGTGTGAACGCCCGGCGGATTTCTCCACGCGACGGGTCGAACGGAACCGAGACGGCGAACTGCGAGAATGCATCGATTGATTTCTGGATGGTCACGCCCGACCAACCGCGGAAGGTGTTGCCACCGATGGCAAGGGTGACTTCGGTATCGCCGACGTTGCGCAAGTCGGTGCCACTCCCGACAATCATGGTGGAGGTCTTGGGTATTATCGCAACCTCCCCCGGGTAGATGGTCGAACGGTCGCCGCTGATAAAATTCGACGCGTTCCATATCGCACCGGCACTAACCGCATACCTGCGTGATATAGATGCGAGAGATTCACCTTGCTGTACGACGTGTTCGATTATCTGTGCCATTGACGGCCCCCGCGGAATATGATTCCGGACGAAGATAGGCCGGGACAATATCGGTTATTCATAATACCGCACCTCCCTACCTGCTCGGATAATAAAATGCTCGTCACCGATCAGTTCGTTCTGTTGTACCCATTCATCGAGTCGTTCGATTGATCCGTACACGCTGTACACGTAATCCAGTGGGGTGATGTCGCGCGTCAGTATCTCGACACGCTCGATGGACAGGCTGAACCCGCTTTCGACTTGAAGCGCAATCGCTTGGGTCAAGGCTCGTCGCAAGTCATGGGCGGTTTCCTCGTCGTGGTAAAATCCGGGGGCGACCGCTTCCATGGCCGATATGTCGGCTTCTATGCCGTCGCGGATGGTAGCAAGGTCGACCGTGTTCTGAATCGTCTTAGCCCGACCGATATCGGTTTCCCCGACAATCACGCACTCGGATGCACCGATACCAACAGCGGTGAGAATCAATGCCACGAACTCGGCCTCGGATTCCCATTGGATACCCTCGACGAGCAATCTTGACAGATTTTGATATACTGTCAAATACCCACGCACCTTGTCACGAATCGATGTCACTATCGTCGCGGGTGTGCGGATGAGCCGGATTATATCACCGGCCAGTGTCGCCGGTTCCCCAAGCAAGAAATCGATGGAACCGAGAATGTCACGCTGTATCTGGTCAAACGCTTGGCCGACTTCGGCGGTAATCGATGCTATCGGGGAAAGGTCGTCCTCGACTTGCGATATGCCGGTACGTATCGAATCGTACAACGTGGCACGGTCGCGGGAATCGACGACGGTAAAATCGCGTGCGAAATTCGCCGATACTGTCAGTTCCATGGTCTGCGCGGTGTTGCCGATGCTTGCACGTTCGCCACGTGCCGAGATTGGGTAGTTTATGCTGTCGTCGGCCTTGATGAACTCGACGGTAAATATCGCGGTGCGGATACCCTCGACAAAATCCTCGGCCTGTGCGCGGGAAAGCGGAATGACCGACAGGTCGCCCCACCGCGGGTGCGACAATTGGGCAAGTCCCTTTTCTCCAAGCGCGTTGAAAAAATTGTCGGAGGTCGTGTCGTAATCCGCACCCGTGAAATATAGGCGCATGGAAAAACGGATTGCTCCCTGACCAAGGTCCTGTACGTTCGGAACGTCGGTCTGTGGCAACTCGGTGACGGGTGCTTTCTTGTCCCCACTACGAGAGACGTTGTCGAAACTCGGCTGGAAACGGACGCCCGACGGTGAGGTGTAGGTGCATACGCGCAATCGGTCAAGGTAACTCATCGGTGTCCTCCGTTATGTCGTGGCCGGTACGGTCGGTTGGTTCTGGTGGACGGGTCATTATGTATCATCACCACACACTCCCATTTGCCGGTCGGAATCCTGGATTCAACCGTACGCCCGGAGCCGGTTTTGTCTGCGTTATCGTAGTCCCCTGCGGGGTGTTGTTGAAATTGATATCGACCGTCGAGTTGTTGTTGTTCGTGTTCGTCGATTCTATCATGCCGGCATTCGGTGATACGGGGGTCGGAGCGTACCGTCCAGCGATGTCGTTCCAGTTGGCAGGTGCGCTGGTAGGCTTGGGTGTATCTGTATACCGTCCGGGGATGCTGTCCCATCCTGTAGGCTTGCGGTCGCTCCCGAGTCCGTCGAGAAAATTCTTTACCGTATCGATTGCTGTCAATAGTGGCTCCATAGATTCCACAATCGCTTCCCACATGGTCACGAAAAATTCCTTTATCGGTTCCCAGTTCTTCATTATCAGGTATGCGGCTCCGGCAATGAGCGCAATTCCAGCGGCAATGGCGAGTACAATAGGATTTGCCATGACGAATGTTATGGCCGTCAATATTCCCATTATAGCGATTTTCAGGACGCCGAGAACGCTAATGGCAAGTCTTAATCCGGTGAACGCAACGATACCCTTCAGTATCGCCGGTATGGTTCCGTTCTCCCATGCGGTTTTGATATCAGACGCGGCGGTGAGCATCTTATCGACCATTGGTGCGCTGTCGAATCCGCGGATTTTCTCGGTGAGCGTGTCGATGGCGGTACCGGCCTGATTGTCGAATGATTCCATGAATTGGAATCCGACTTCGTAGGCGGCTGATTTGAGTCCGAGGATTCTGTTATTCAAGGATTGTCCGATAATCGCGGCCATGCGTTCGGACGTTCCTGTGGCAAGATACTGCTCGTCGCGGAACTTACGCAACGCCTCGGTACCTTCCCCGAGCAACACGTTGACGCCAGTAACAGCACGCGCACCGAAAATGGTGGACAATGCTGCCGAACGCTGTTGCGTGCCCATGCCCTGCAAACCCTTCTCCATGTCGGCAAGGATGTCGATGACGTCGCGGAAATCACCGTTGCTGTCCTGCGTAACGACACCGAGACGGCGGAGGACCTTGGCTGATTCTCCCGTCGGCTTGGCAAGGCGTAGCATGACATTGCGTAGTGCAGTACCGGATTCCGCACCCTTGATACCGGCATTAGCCATGGATCCGGCAAGGGCGGTAAACGTTTCTATGTCCTGCCCGGCGGCGGTGAACGTCGGCGCACCTTTTTTGACAGACTCGAACAATTGTTCCATGTTCGTGTTTGTCCGGCTTACGGTACGGGCATAGACGTCATTCACTCGTCCGAGGTTTTTCTGTAGCTGCGTAGTGTCCTGCGTCATCAACCCAAACGCGCCGAGACTGTCGGTGGTGATATCAGTTGCCCGTGCAAGGTCTGTCTGTGCAACTATTGCGAGGTTTGTCGTCTGTGGCAAGGCAACCATGGATTGTTCGGCATTGAATCCCGCCATTGCGAGATAGTTCAATCCACCCGCGGCCTCGGCAGCCGTGAATTTCGTGGTCGCTCCGACTTGACGCGCGGTCTTGCCCATGCGCTCGAATGTCTTTTGTCCTTCTGCGGTGGTGATATCGAGGTCGGAGAACTTCGACGATGCCGACAAAATGGATTCGTCAAAATTCAAAAACTCTCGCGTCACCGCCCCCACCGCCAACGTGGCCGAGATACCAAAAACGGCAAAAGCCATGGTCGCAATCCGACGCATGGTGTGCAAGGTGGAAGTGACACCACTGAACGAGCGGCGCATCTGCGAACCGAACTTGTCGGCATTCCCACTCATCTTCCGCATCGGTTTGGAAAGTTGGTCGATGGCGGTAAATTTTGTTCCGACTGTCATTGTCCTTGCCATGCAACCTCCCATAATCGGCATGGCATCGGATTGCTCCGGCTACCATGTCATTTCTTCTTGCCGAACATCTTGTTTGTCCGTTCGGTCTCCTCGTTGTACATCTTTACGTGCCCTTCGTACCAGAACATGATTTCGTTTATGCTCATGTTCCAAATCTCATTGGCACCGAATCCGTACCGCGCCCCGACTGCCCATATCACATCCTTGGGCACAGCCGTGGGCGTTAGCTGAAAAAAACCAGCAGGTTGTCCATCGTGTTGTAGTCGGTCAGAGAAAGGCGACGCAACACGCCGAGCGCCAACCCTGTAGCCGAGACGAGTTTGGACGATACCGTGTCAAGTTCCATTTCCAGGGACTTGCCCTTGCTGATGACTTTTTGCTTGTCCAATGCGTGGGCCGAACCTGGGTCACACATGGTGATGGACGCGACGGTCTCGCCGTTGTCAAGTTCGATGGGCTTGCGCAACTTAAGCGAAAACAATTCCTTGTCCTCGTCGAAATCAACGCGCCCCTGCATGACTGCTTTTAGCAACGCGGTGTTCTCCAACGTCTGGTCGTCGATGGGTTCGGAAAACCAATCGCACCATCCGCGTAGGATTTCCATTGCCGCGTCCTTCGTAATCACAATTTCGTGTCTCATGTTTTGCCTCCGTGAAACTTGTATCCCTCTTGGATTAACCAATCGGGAAATATCCCTCCGGCACTACGACCGGAAAATCAGCCGGGAATTTCACCCGGCACCAATTAAATCTGCTCGAACTTCGAACCGCGCAACTCCATGCTCACCGTCCCTTCGCCTGTGTTGTGTTCCAACTCCCCGACGATGTACAATGATCCGGAATATGTGGTACCGTCGACCAGTGTCATGTTCACCGGAACCGTTTCCCCGCTGTCCTTGATATCCTGTAAATATTCAAGGTCTTGACGGGATGGGTCGGCGGAAACTTCGGCGTCGGCAATTCCTGCGGTCTGCCGTCGTTGGGTCACGTGCGCCACACCGTTTCCGGTCAGCGCGACCTCGTTGTTGAATCCGCCGAGACGGATTGTCCAATTCGATTCGGCGGCGGGGTCGAACTCGCGCCCACCAACGGTGAACTGTCTGATATCACCTGCTCTCACGCTCATACGTTACCCCCTTATACTGCGGCTTGGAAAGCCCATTCGTATTTTACTGCGACAACCTTAAGTCCCGCGGCGATGATGTCGGGGATAAGGAGGTTGATTCTACCTGCGTTCGATGCGTCGATTTCGGCCACGATGCCAGCGACAATCAAATCTCGCTCACGGCTCCACGCCTCGGCAACCCATGCGTCCACAAGCTGGATGGCATACGCCTTGACCGTCTTTGGTCTGATGGCATACGCCTTGCCGGTAACGCTGTCGTCGTCGACAACAACCGCCCGGGTAAAGGGGGTCGCGCTGAATGTGGTGTCGAGTTGGTAAATTTTGGTCTGGATGTTGTACACGGTTTCCACGAACCGCCATGCGTCCTCAAGATTTCCGAGGCTGTCGGTAGTCAGCGTGGTTACAAGATCCTCGATTGCCACGGTGTCGTCTGCACCCGTGTTGGTTGTTCCGCCACCGGCTTGCACGACCGCGTTCTTCTGTGTGTACGTCCAACCCTCGTTGGCTCCACGGATTCCGGTCAACACCAATGATCGCGCGGGTCTTGCGGGGTCGGCCTGCGCTCCACGGGAAGCGGCACCGGCAACCGATGCGGCAATCTCGAACGCCGGGGATTCGGAGAGCGGCACATTGCACACGCTCACCCACTGGGAGTTGAAATCGCCGAGAGCGGTAAGATAACCACTGTAGGCAAGGGTCGAACCCATGAAGGATACGAACATGCGTTTTTCAATTGGGTTGGAAAGCAGGTCGCCCTTGGCTTTCAATTTTCCGTATGCGTCGGTGCTGGTGTATCCACATCCGATGGTGGTGTACCACACGTTACCCATGGCATCCAGCGATTCGTCGATGTCCGGCTCCCCAGCTCCTTCGTCAAGGTCTGAAATGGTCAACACGGGGCCAACCGGCGAGCTGTCGCTGTCGGTGGCAACTACGTTCTGGCGTACGGTGATTTGGTCGCCTGCCACGCCATCGAACTTTGCGGTGATGTTCACCACATACAAATCTGTTCCGTCGACCTCGGCGGTCACGGGCAGATTGACATTCGCGTTGATGGCGGCGGCAATCTTGGTGGCAATCGCGGTAGCCAAATCCTCGTTGGCAACGGATACCAGAACGCGCTGGCCTGCGATGTACAGCGAAAGCGTACCGGCAGTCGATGCGGCTCCCGTTACCGATATGCTTCCGACAGATGCGGCACCGTCGGTCAAGTCTGCATCACCAAACGCCGAGACATACACCTCGACACTACCCGAGACGGCAAGGATGCGTTCGCACATCAGGGCCAACATACTACCGTTTCCATAGCGGGCACGCGCTTGGGCGACACTCGTCACCGGCTGGATGACCGCGGGGTCCATGGTCTTACCGGTGTTCGCCTGTCCGATGAGCAATACGCGCTGCGTGATTGGCCCGGACTCGACGACACGGTTTACTTGTTCCTGCTCGACGAACACGCCCGAGGCGAAAGCGTTGGCCGGAACTTCTGAAAAGCTGATAGAACTCATGTCTACCTCCTATTCATAACTGAAAAATGTGGCCCATGCGGGCGCGTTCGATTGCACGACCGACAATTCTGTCAGCGGTACACCATCATCCAACTGCGCAATATCGGACATCTCCACCTCGAGTGTCATACGACACCCCGCGACGGGAAGTTCGGTAGGCAGTTTTTCCGGTTCGACAGGATCAACCATCGGCATCGGCCTGTTACCAATCGTACCGACAGGCAAGTCCATATCGATGGAACCGTAGTTAAATAGGGCCATGACGACCTGATGGACCAGAAATCGGTTACGCGCATTCGCCATTGCGTCGGCGGTAACGTATTCAGATTCCCCGCGTTTCACACCAGGGGCGACCGATACGCAATCAATCCAATACCGTGCGGTATACTGCATCGCTCTGCCACGGGCGGAACTTCCCTTTGTCGTGTAGGTGTTGCCTGCCCAATACACGAATACCCCCGCGCCATTCAGGTCGGTGATTGCCCGGAACTGGTCGGGGACAACTTTGAACCGGTAGAACGAATCGGTTGGCATCGCATCGTTGTACTCGGTCAGTATTTTCACGATGTTGTCGAAAACAATGTCGTACGTCGGGCGTTCGGGAATCGCGTATATCATCTGAATCCCTCCGACTCGTCGTCGTACATCTCACACACAAGGTTCACAAATCCAATAGACCGGTCGTATCTGGCCTCGGCTATCTTACGGTGCATCTCCAAACCGGTGGCGTCTGTGGTGGTTACTTTCCAGCCTTTCATGGACACCACTGCTGATGGTGCACTCTCGCCGTAGTAATCTTCCGGTGGATACACGAACGGCATGAAGTCGGCAAGCGGAACCGTGACGATCAGTTTCTTCTCGTAGATTTGCATACCAGTGGTGGGGTCTATGGTTGCATCAACATGGATGACTTGACCGCTCGACAGATACTCGGTGCCGTCTGGATCGGTTATCGTTATATCCGTTCCGTGGTCGTTGAGTATCGTTTTGTTGTCGGCGATAAGCATCTGTTGCCAGTTCATCGTATCCCCTTATCCTTCCGGTGTCCCGGATTAATCCGGCCCGGGCGGTCGTAATGGCGGGCGGTTCATCGT